TGTCGGTAGATCGAGTGTTATTTTTACCTTCAGAAGATACAACACGATTGAGTGGTTTTACTTTTTTATCTCGTAAGTTTTTCTTTTCAAGTAATTGATTATACTTAAAAGCATCATACAAAGTTTTAACGGCACGATGATCAACAATCATGCTAACCTCTTGCTGTGTATAACCTTGTTTCATTGCAAACTTACTAAGATCTTCCATAAGTTTTGGTGCTTTTTTTTCATCACCAAATACAGGCAAAGCTTCTACTAATTTACCTTGCTCCATTTTAATATGATTTTCGTAAAGTTTTTCTTGCTCTTTTTTTTGTTCCATTGCTAATTTTTGTCTTTCTTTCTGAATATTTTGTTGCAATTCTTTTTTGCGATCATATTCAGCTTTTTTAACAGCATAATCAGTAGGATCAGTTTGAGCTAATGTAACCCAATCAATGTTTTCTTCAGGTTGGTAATTTTGCTCTACTGCCTGAAGTTTTTGTGCGTATTCATCACGCATTCTTTTTACTGCTTCTTTGTCTTTGGAAAAATTGTTCAACTCTGTATCTAATGATCTTCGCTGCTCACTTAATTCCATCGTCTTTTTGGTATAGTCCGATCCTTTAGAGTAACCTTCCATTAACTGATCCAAGCTGACTTTCTGCTTATTACCGTTTACTGTAACTTCATAAAGTTCTTGTTCGTTTTCCGTAGTGGTTTCTTCGTTATCAACTAAATCTTCTTCAGAAATATCATCTACTGTCAACTCATTGTCTGCTTCCAGGTTGACTTGTTCAGTTTCTTTTACTTCTGGTTTTGGCTGTTCTTCGCTTCTTGCAGTATTGATAAGATTGGCGAATGCCTGTTGTGTTTCCTGTATCGTTGTGGTTGGTTTAGATACAGATTCCGCTTGGGGATTATCTGCCATAAAAACTCCTATTGTTTTTTGTTTAGTTTGCCTGTTTCCATCACAGACTTGATGTTCACTAAAAGTAGATCAAACATTTTTCCCATGAGATAAATTTTTTCTCTACCTTCGGAATCTCGTGCAGGTGAATTTAAAAACTCACCGTATAATTCTTGTTTTATTTGTTTAATTGCATCCTGAAATACAGGATTTTCTAAAATATTTTTTGCTAATTCAGTTCGTTGTTTTTCTTGTTCAGGTGTCATCTTCCTCTTGTAAATCCACCAAGTTTAGTGCTAAATCCTGACGATCCTGTATTTGCAACATTTCTTGCAATATTTTTAGCAACGGCAGATTGATATGCTGTATCATCTCTGCGTCTAACACCATCGTCAGTAATAACTAATGAACTACCTCTTACATCAACTGGCTCTGTACCTTTTTGACCAGTATTAACTTGTTGTGTTGGAGTACTGTAAACTTGTTCACCTTGAGTATCAACTATGTTTACACCTTGTGTTGCGTTACCAATACTACCTAACATATCACCGACAGTACCTTTTGTAAGACCATCATCAAGCATTACACCTCTTACTTGGTTCAGATAATTTTGAGGATTATACATTGTAAAAATATCTCCATTTCTAAAACCAAATGCTAATGGATTAAAATTTTGACCATAAAAATTTGGATTACTTGTCTGTGCTAAAACTGTGTTAACAGCCGTATTAAATTTATTTCTTCTTCTTGCATTACCGCCTGTAAAGACATCAAAAAGACCTCCTAATGTTGGAGTAAATGTTTGATCTTCAAATTCAAAAATTGGATTACCAAACTCATCAACACCTGCTTCATATTTATCTAAAAATCTTGTTGCACCAAACATATTGTCTTGACTTCTTGCCATATCATCCAATATTTTTTCGCTTTCAGTTCTTGTATCTATATTTTCGTTATCACCACCACCTGTTGTTTCATTTGGCATATCACCACCAAATTGATCTATTGGCTGACAAACTCCATCAATTAATTGATAACCAGGTGGACAAGGATCAATGTCAGGAGTTGTTTCAACAGGCGGATTTAGTGGGTAAAAATCTTGACCTGGATCTCTTAAATCAAAAATTGGGTTTCTACTTGGCGGTGTTTGATAAGGTTTATTAATATAACTATTAATAATATCTTGTGCCGTAGCAGATTGCATAAAAGGACTAAAAGTTACCATTAATTTAATCCTTGTTGCACAATTTTACTTGCAAGTTTTTCTTTTTCCATATCTAAATTATCCGTATCTTTAACAACTTGTGTTGCGAGTTTTTGTTCTTCTAAATCCATTTTCTTTGCTTTCAATGTAGAATCAATTTGTAATTTTTTATTTGCTAATTCTAATTCAGCAGCAGCTTTCTGTTGTCGTAATTGTATTTCCTGCTCTGCCAATCCCAACGCAGGATCTTTTTTCGATTGTCTTGGTTGAGGTGGCACATTAGCAGGATTATTGAAGAATGGTGAAGCATCTTTATAACCTGAGTTTTGTAAATATTGTTCAAGAGTATTGTATATATTTTGCGGACTCACCATATTCAAACCGCCTTGCATTAATAATTTTTCTTGCACCGCTAAAACTCGTTGCAATACATCTAATCGCTGATCCTGATTACCAGTTCCAAGTCCAACTTGTACGGTAACATCATAACGATTAAACCATTCACGAGGATTCATTGGAACAAACTCGTTGTTGATTCTAATTAATCTTTCTTGATCCTGATATTCGCAAATAATAGCAAACATCGTTTTAAAAATATCTTTTACACCTTCAGCAAAGTTTCTTGCAATAAGCTCGATACGTTGTGTTTGTGCCATCATCATTTGATTTGTTGATGTAGCCGTTGTATGTGATTTGTTTATAGTGTCGGCATTTAATCCCATTTGCTGTTTTGCTACACCAGTTCTTGACTCTTTAATTTCATCAATCTTTTTCATCATTGCCAAACCTTCATTTAAGAAGTTTGGTGTTTGCATCGGTGTTACAGCATTTGGTGATTTAACTCTTACTACTCCACCTGCTCGTGAAGTTAATAAATCATCTAAATTTGCTTGACCATCTACGACAAGAGTTCTTGCGTGGTTTTGGAAATACATATTATCAAGTGTATTTCGTAAAATTGTTGATGATACAGCTTGTATATCAGCAATAAGATCGTAAAAACTTAATCCAAAGAAACGATACGGCATAGGAATAGCTCGTACCATTGTTATTGGCATAAAAGGTATTTCTTCGTTCTCTAGCAGCTTGTAATTGTTATATCCGTTGCCACCAACAGTAACTTTTCTCAGTTCAGCAATGCCATCGCCATCCATATCAACTTTTAAATAGCATTCCGTAACATTAACTACCGCTTGTGAAGGATCTAATGTGCTAACATTTAAGTCTGTTGACGCATCATCGTAACTTCTTCTGGTAACTGCTTCCGTATTGAACACTTCTTCGTCAGATACAGGTAAATCATTAACAATTTCCGCATCATAACCCATATTTATGAGTTCAGATCTCGTTTTATACACTCTGTGAGCTATAAAATTGCAATCTTTCATGGAAGTTGCTCTTTTTGACACCAAAATATCTTCTGGTGGCACACTTTCTATCTTAACTCTGCCTAAATCTGTCTTTCTCTGTAACTCAACATCATAAGTTACAGGGAAAAGAGCATCGTCATTTGATTTCTCATCGACTTTTGTTATCTCAACCTCTGTATCAAGGAGTAGGGAATTATATTCTATTTCTGTGAGGTCTTGATACTGCTCTTTTCTCTGTTCTTTGCTTGGATTCCAGTAAATTTTACAAAAACCATTCTTTTGAAGTAATGCCGTTTTAAATAAATCGTATAAAACATTAAAACCATCGTTATCTTTATAAAAAATATGATTACAATAGTTAGAAATGCTCTCTGCATACCTCGTATCTTCTGGTTGTGTTGCTTCAAATCTTACCATGCGATCACTTTGTGTAAACATACGCATTAAACTTGGTAAGACGGACTCTACTGTTTCCAATAATTCTTGTGTAACAACAGCACTTCTGCCTTCAACCTCGTTGCCGTATGGCTCTCCGAGATAATATTTTAGCGATTGCTGTCGTTGTTCCGATAAATCGGAAGTGTAATACCCTAAAGAGTTTTGCACCTCTTGTGATATTACTTGTAATAATTCTGAATCTGTTTTTTTTGCCATTACATAATTCCTAAACTTGGATATTTAATTTCTGTACTCCAATTTGATGATGTATTTAATCCAACCGCCAGGTATCTGAAAGCATCCGCACTATGCGAAGTCCAATCATGTACTGGTCTATTCTTAACTTCTCCACGATCAGTTGTACTCCACCTATATTGACGAAGTGCATCTAATCCTAGTTTTGTTTTTTCGTGATCAAACCAACACCTTGATAAAATCATTCGTACCGCATTGATGCCATCTTCTATTGGCAGCTTCGGAACAATACTCGTTACCAAACCTAAACTCTGTGCTGTTTCAATCCTAGAGTTTCCAGTTCCTATTTCTCTAACACTTGCATCGTGAGGAAAGTAATGTGTGTCATACACATAACCTTTATCCTGGAGCATCCCTGCGTAGTATTCTAAACCTTCACCACTATCTTCTTCATAATCAATCAAATGCAAAGCACTTCCTACTTGCTGCACAAACCAAATCGAAGTTTTATCTGCCATTCCTAAATCCCAAAAAGTATTAACTTTATGCTTGGAGTCATAGGGAACTTTGGTAACTCTGTTTTGTTCGTCAGCCAGATTTAAGCTTTTGCCGTAGATTGAGCCGATCCCTGCACTATCAAACGAGCATTCAAACTCTGCTTCATAGATTTCTGGTGGCATTAACTTCTTAGCTTCTGCCAGTTCTTCTTCGTTTACAATTCCTGTTTCACTTGCCTTGAAAGATTTAGCATACCATTGTTCATGGTGTTGTCCGTAATCAAACAACTCCCAAAAGCTATTTCTTCCAGCAGGTGTTCCAATACTAATCATCCAACCTTCACGATCTACTAACGCAGGTCGTACAATCTCTGTCCATAGATTGCTAGGCATTTGACTTGTTTCGTCTAGCACACAGCCATCCATATATAAGCCACGAAGGGTATTAGGTCTTTCGCAACCCAAGAGCTGAATACGACCACCATTCGGTAAATCACATCGCAGCTCTGTTTCATGGTATTGCACATCTGGGAGGACATCTGTGTAATATTTTAAATAATCCCAACAGTTTCTCTTGGAGATAGAGTACGTTGGAGAAATATAATAATATCGTGGATTAGGTAACTCGTTTTGTAAACACTTTTTGATCATTTCATTGATGCAAAGTACCGTTTTACCAAATCTACGATGACAAACTAATACGTTAAATCTTTTTAATGACTCGTGTATTTCTTTTTGTAACTGTCTAGGTTTATAGGGTATTGTTATCTTCTTCACTTTTTATTATCGCCTTGCCGATAGTTTCTATTATTTGTGGTACGATAGCATTGCCTAATGCCTTAATTCTTCTTACTCGATCTTTGTCCAATTCGTAGGAAATCCCATTAGGAACTCCACAAAGTTTGGATTGAGTTTGCCACCAGTT